AATTATTATAGTAAGAGGGAAGCAAAGAATTAGCTACTCTTTGAGATAATGTGCTCCACCACAAGCCTCTTCCTAATATAATCCGTGGAGGGATTGTTATGGGATATATTTATAAAATCACAAATGATGTGAATGATAAAGTTTATATTGGTCAAACAAAACGAAGTCTTGATAAACGATGGGAAGAGCATAAAAAATATGCTCTAGAAGAAGATAGCCAGACAAAATTTTATAATGCTATTAAAGAAATAGGCGCAGAACATTTTGAATTAAGCTTAATTGAACAAGTTGATTCATTACAAGAACGCAATGAACGAGAAAAATATTGGATAACATTTTATAATAGTTTTGAAAATGGTTATAATTCTACCCGTGGTGGCGGCTGTTTTGAATGGGACGGTGCTTCTAAACAAGAATTTTATGATAAAATTATAGAGTTACGATTAGAAGGTAAAACATATGATGATATTTGTAATAATTTACATTGTGGGCGTAAGGTAGTGGCAGACGCTTTAAAAGAAAAAGAACTTTTAAATCATTATTGTGTGCCATTATCAAAAATTGAATATATAAAATCTTTATTACAACAAAAATTATCGTATAAAGATATTATGCGATTAGCTAAATGTAGTGATGATTTAATAAAAAATATTCAAAATAAAAATCCAGAATTAAAAGAACTTTATAGAAATCATCATCCACAAGCTCTATATGATGATAAAATTTTAGAATTACGAAGAAAAGGTTTGACTTATAGAGCAATTGCTGCAGAAATTCCATGTCCATACAAAACAGTAGCGCTGGCTATAAAAAGAATGAGAAAAGATGGAATTAATATTTGACTTTTATATAAAATTATAGTATAATATAAATGTAAAGAGGAAAAGGAGAAACTCCTACCACTTTAACAGAATATTAAATAATAAATGTAAAAAAGGAGATTGATGTTTTATGATTACCCCTAATTCAGAGTTGGTCCTTAACTTTCTAAAGAAGAATTTTGGTAAGGAGTTTACCAAGCAGGAGATCGCGGAGACCCTAGGTATTTCAGTTCCCGCCGTTACCGGTTCCATTAATGGCCTAGTTAAGAAGGGCTATGTTGTTGAGCGTATGGAAGAGGTTGAGGTTGAGCCCGCTACTGATACCCGCAAGGCAAAGGTTAAGACCATTCGTCACGAGACTCTAACTGAGGCTGGTCTAGCTTATGACCCAGTAGCTGAGGAAGAGGCTAAGCAGGCTGCTAAGGCTGCTGAGAAGGAGCGTAAGGCCGCTGAGCGTGCCGCTGCTAAGGCTGCCAAGGAGAACGCCTAATTAAATAATTGAGGGCGATTCCCTCGTGGAATCGCCCAGTTTTTATCTTGACAATTTGTTAAATTTATGTTAAAGTAAATATACAAAATAAAAAATAAATAAATAAATGAGGTAAATAATATGAGTAAGACTATTATGGATCAAGCAACAAATAAGGTAAATATTGTAGGTAAGCTACTAGATACGACTTTCCGTGAGGGTAAGACTTCTACTGGTCAGAATTATGAAAGTTGTAATTTCACAGTTCGTGTAACTCAAACTTACGGTGGTCGCGAGGAAACTAGTGAAATCCCAGTAAGCATTTTTGCTACTCAGTATACTTCTCAGAATAAGCCCCATCCTGGCTATAAGAATATTCAGGAAATGAAGAAGATGAAGACTGTCCAAGATTATGGTGAAGCTGAAGCGACTGTAGTTCGTATGACTAGTGCGAATATCCGTGAGAATAACTTTGTTTCTCGTAGTGGTCAGCTAGTTAATGGTTGGCAGATTAATACTTCCTTCCTAAATGAAGGTAAGGTTTCTGATATTGCTTCCTTTAATATGGATATTTTCATTATGGATATGCATGAGGAAGTAGATCGTGAAGGTGAACCTACTGGTCGTCTTGTGATTAAGGGCGCAGTTGTTCAGTATGGCGGTAGACTTGATGTAATTGAGTTTATCGTTGAAGGTAATGACGCAGTTAATTATATTTCTCGTAATTGGGAAGAAAATAAGACTGTTAATGTTGGCGGACGTATTCGTGTAACTTCTCAGGAAGAGAAGCGTTCCGCGAGTGAAAGTTCTTGGGGCGAGGAACTACCAGAAACTTCAACTCGTATGGTTCGTGAGCTAATTATCACTCGCGGTTCTGATGAACCATTTGATGATGATTTTGCTTATGATGCCGCAGAGATTAAGAAGGCTTTTAACGAGCGTAAGGCTCGCCTAGAGCAGATGCAAATTGATGCGAAGAATAGTACTAAGAAGAGTGCGCCAGCTGCCTCCAAGTCTAATTATAGTTGGGAATAATAAATTCCCAACTATATTTTAAAGGAGGGCTAAGTTATGGCAAACGATATTGATATTTTCTCTCTTGAACCAAGTAAGATTTCAAGAGACTTGAAGGGAAAGTTTTTACTAATTTATGGACAACCTAAAACTGGTAAATCGACATTCGGTTCTCAACTTCCTCGTTCATTATTCCTTAACTTTGAGCAAGGTACAAATGCTTTGGCTGGAATACGTAGTGTTCCTATTCTTCGTTGGGGTGACTTCAAGAAAGTTCTTTCCCAACTTCGTAAGCCACAAGCACGTGAAATGTATGACAGTATTGTAGTTGATACTGCTTCTATTGCTTGGCAACTTTGTGAAAAATATATATGCCAACGCGAAGGTGTTGATAGTATTAGAGATATTCCTTGGGGCCAAGGTTGGGGAATGTTAAGAAATGAATTTTCAGAGTGTTGGCGTGAGATTACCCTATTAGGTTTTGGTATTCTATTTATCGCTCACAGTAAGGATAAGCCTACTGAAATGAGAGATGAAGATGGTAATGAAATTACTGCGGTCGCGCCCGATCTACCAAATCAATGTTATACTATTATTAATAGTATCGTTGATATTATTGGCTATCTACAAGTTCAAATGAATAATGATGGGACTTCTGAACGTTTCTTATATACTCGTTCTACTCCGACAGTATTTGCAGGAAGTCGTTATCAATATTTAGCCCCAAAGATTAAGTTTGGTTATAAAGAATTAGTTGATGCTATTGGCGACGCAATTGATAAGGCTGTTGAACTTGATGGGGCAGAAGTAACAGATCATACGGAAATTGCACAAATTAAAGCCCGTCCTTTCCAAGAAGTTATTAATGATGCAAAGGAAATTTGGATTGCTTACCTTGACGCTGCACAAACCGACGAAGAAAAGGAACAGCATTTAAATGTTATGAAAGATGTTATTCGCAGAATTTTTGGTTCTGAAGATTTTAAGTTGAGTGCGGCAGTTCCTTCTCAATCAGATTTAGTAGAACTTTTCGTAGATGAAATGCGAGAATTGCTATAATAGAAAAAGAGCGTATAGCTCTTTTTTTATTGACTTTTTTCATATTTTATGATATACTTAATATAGTTAAAGTATAGAGGTGATTAATGTGGCAATTCGTTCAACTCATAAATGTCATACTTGTAAAGAAGTTTTTAGGAATGAAGATATGGTGAATTATGCTACTCCTCGTTCAAAGACTTCTTATTGGTATTGTAAAAAATGTTATAATGATAAAATGGCACAAGAAGAATTTGCAAACAAAGTCTGTTCTATTTTTGGCATTAAAACCCCAGGGCCAAGAATTTGGACTGAACGTAAGCGTTTAATTGACACTTACGGTTATTCAGATGAAACCATTGTAAATTGTTTAGATTATATTTATAATGTTTTAAAAAAACCAAAGAAAGTTGAAACAATTTATTTGGTTAATCCAACAATGGTAGATGAAATGATGCAATACAAGCGTAGGCAAAATGTTAAAAGTTTAAATTTAGCTGCCGCACTTCAAACCGAAGTGCGCGAACATATTGTGCCAATTAAAGAAAATATTGGTGGAAGAAAGAAAGTAAGTTATGATCCAGACGAATGGCTGGATGATTAAGGAGAGATTTAGTTGTGACTTTATCAGATAATATGGCATATCGTCAAGTAATAGGATGTCTGATGAAAAATCCACTTTTATTTTTGGAATATCCAGATATTTATCCACTTGATTTTGATAGTTCAAATAAGGTCGCGCGAATTTGTTTTATAAGTATTCAAAGATTATATAATGAAGGAGCAACTAAATTAACACCCATTGAAGTAGATCAAGAAATAGAGAAACATAACAATAGCGCGATAATCTATAAAAGTGATGGTGGACTTGATTTTCTTAAAGCATGTTTTGAATTTGCTGAATTAGCAAATTTTAAACTTTATTATACAAGATTAAAAAAATATTCTTTATTAAGAAGATTGGTTAATGAAGGATATAATGTTAGTGAATTTTATGTAGATGATAAAAGTGATGTAAGCCCAGTTGAAGAAGCTCAAATACAAGAACATTTTGATGGCGCATCAATTGAAGATATATTAAATTCTGTTGAGGGAAAATATAATTTAATTCGTAATGAATTTTTACAAGGAGGGTCAATGAATGGAGACCCTTCTGAAGGAATTTTTGAGCTTATTGATGAGTTACAAAAACTCCCAAATATTGGGCCAAGTTTAGAAGGTAAATTTTTAAGTACAGCAGTTCGCGGCGCAAGGCAAGGTTGTTTTTATTTAAAGACTGCAAGTTCTGGTGCAGGTAAAACAAGAACAGCAGTTTTTGATGCGTGTCATTTAGCATATCCAATAAGATATTCTCATGAAAAAGGAACGTTTATTAAAGAAATAAATGAAGATGGAACTCCGCGACAACCACGAAAAGTTTTGTTTATTGTTACAGAGATGGATAAAGAAGAACTACAAACTATTATGTTAGCATATTTATCAGGAGTAAATGAATCACATATTCTTACTGGTAAATATGAAGGTGGAGAAATAGATAGAGTTCGTTTTGCTGGTAAAATTCTTCAAATGTATAAAGGTTATTTTATTATTGAAGAAATTAGTGATCCTAACTTAGTTAATGTCGAAGCAACAATTAAAAAATACGCAACAATTGATGAAGTAAAATATGTTGCATTTGACTATATACATTCAACAGCAAGTATGTTTGGGCAATTTGCAAAAAATAATGTCAGGGAAGATGTTTTACTTATGATGATGGCAAATCAATTAAAACAATTAGCGAAAGATTATAAATTATTTATTATGTCTGCAACACAAGTTAATGCTTTAGGTATGTCAGACGATGGCGAGTTTAAAAATGAAACAAGCATTCGTGGTAGTAAAGCAGTTGCAGACAAAGCTGATGTTGGCATGGTTATGTCAAGAGTTTCAGAAAAAAATATTAATACTTATATGGTTGAATGGCGTAAGGCCGCGCGAGAAGGCTTAATAGATTCTAAGTATGTAGAAGATGAAAGATACAAACCAACTCACGTATTAGATATATATAAAAATCGTCGTGGCGGTTATAAAAATATTAGAATTTGGATAAGACTTCATTTAGGCACGGGAGAAAGAGAAGATTTATTTATGACAACAGCAGATAATCAACCAATAAGAGAACCATATATTGATTTGTTTTCATCTTCGCGTGAAGAAATTATTAATTGGCGAAATTATTTTGAAAGGGATTCAGAATGACAAATTTTAATGAAGCTGATAGAGATGCTTATTTAGCAACTTTAAATACCAAAGATATAATTGACTCAATCACTCTAACAGATGTTAAAAACTTTTTAGAGAGTTTAGGAGTAGAGCAAATAGACGTTAATGAAGAAAAACAATATCTAGTTTGCCCTACAATTTGTCATAATCCAATTCACGAAGCTGAGTCAATGAAACTGTATTGGTACCAGAATAATAAAATTTTTAGATGCTATACAGAATGTGATGAAGCAATGTCAATATTTGAATTATACCGTAAATATATGGCGTTAAATCAATATCCAATTACATTGGAAGAAGCAGAAAATTATGTGAAGCAATTTCTTAAACATATCATTGTTAATACTAAACGTGAAACTTCTTCTTTTGAAAATGATGTTGAAAAATATAAATATACAAATAATATTCAGGTATTGGATGCTTATTCTCCGGTA